ATGCTGAGGCTCTGGCCGACGCCACGGGCGAGCGCCAACGAGAACCGGCAGACGAAGCCGACACCCTCGCAGGAGGCAGGCAAGCACGGAATGAACCTGGCGACCTCGGCCGCGATGTGGCCGACGCCGCAGACCGACAGCTTCCGCAGCCGGGGCGGTGCCCGAAAACACGAGAAGGGTCTGGGCAGTATGGCGCGGGACTGGCCGACGCCGATGGCGACCGACGGCAACAAGCCGAGCTCGGGCAACCGCAAGTCCGCCGACCTGACCAGCGCCAGCCAGATGTGGATGACGCCGACGGCGCGGGATCACAAGGACGGGGCGACGACATTGGCGAACACGCCGGTGAACGGCCTGCTTGGCCGCCAGGTCCTGGCGACGCCGACGGCTGGGAGCGATATCTCCGAGCAGCGCCGGACGCTGAACCCAGCATTCGTCGAGGCTCTGATGGGCTGGCCCACCGGGTGGACCGGCTTCGGCTCTGCGGCAACGGCGTGGTCCCACTGGTTGCCGCGCATGCGCTCCGAACTCTCGCGGCTCAATTGCTGGCCGACGGTTGAAGAGGAGCCAGCATGAAGCAGTCGCGGCTCATGTCGCTTGTCGAGGCCGTCGCCAATGTGCTTGTCGGCTACGGCGTCGCGGTCATCACGCAGATCCTGATCTTCCCCATCTTCGGGTTACAAACGACGCTGGCGCAGAACCTGAAAATGGGCGCGGTGTTTACTGTGGTGAGCATCGCCCGATCATTTGCCCTGCGGCGTGTGTTCGAGGTTATTCGTGTCCGAATGTTCAACTGAAAAGTCGCTATTTAGGCGCTTGATCCATAACATTTCGAGAATTTTCCAGATGGGCTATAATTGCGGTTCCGACCGAGCATTCTCCGTTGTTTGCGAGGTAGCTTTCAAAAGGAAACCAGCATGCAGATCGAAGTCAGTACGGACAACAGCATCGACGGGAGTGAAGGCCTGACCAACCTGATCAAGGGTTTGGTTCAGCACGATTTGGCCAACCTTGATGATCATATCACTAGGATTGAGGTTCACCTCAGCGACGCGCGCACCGGCCCGACGGGCCAGGAGAACAAGCATTGCATGATCGAAGCACGACTCAAAGGGCGCCAGCCCGTCGTTACGAAGGATTCGGCTGCGACAGTCGAGAAGGCAGCGAAAGGCGCAGCGGGCAAATTAAAGAACATGCTGGAGAGTACTCTGGGAAAATTGTCGGATAGCCGATAAATTTCCTCGCAGCAGCTTCCTCAGCCGCAGTCCGTTGCCGCCTTGGGAAGACGTCAAATGGCACCAGATGGAAGGGCATCAATCATGACCGATGAAGACGATCTTTGGGCCTTGGAGGAAAGGTTCTGGACCAAAGGTGCTGACAGTGCGCGGCATATGACGGCAAAAGACGCGGTCTTTGTTTTCCCATATCCTGCGGGAATTCTACAGGGCGAGTCGCTTTGGCGGGAGAGCAGCGTCGCGCAACGATGGCGATCCGTGGTAATGACAGAGCGGTATTTCAAGCGAGAGAAAGACGTCGCCGTTCTGGCATATCGCGTCTCCGCAGAGCGCGGCGACATACCGATCTACGAGGCCCTGTGCACATCGTCCTATCTGCAGGATGACGGTAAATGGCTGCGAATAGCACACCAGCAAACTCCCGTTTCCTGACGTGTCAACGTCGGCTCGTGGCCTTTCGTGACGGCTTTGGGATGCGGAACCAAGTCCTAATAAGGGCAAAAAGCATTCGTGAGATTTAAGGCGGTGCCGAGTGAGGAACCGCCGTCCCAAAGGGACGACGGGACAGCTTCGATGTCGCAGGCTTTTCAGGCGGCGGGGAGTTTGTAGACACGCCCCCGATCCTCAACCTTTTCTGAGGTGACCTCCAGTCCGAGCTTCTTTTTCAGCGCTCCGGCCATCGCCCCGCGCACCGTGTGCGACTGCCAGTTCGTCGCGGCCATGATCTCCTCAATGGTCGCGCCGTCCGGCGCTCGCAGCATGGCAATCAGGGTGGCCTGCTTGGTGCCCTCGCGCGGTGTGCGCACCTTGGGCGCGGGGACTGTTTTGGTGGCGGTGTTCGCGTCCTCGCGCTCGATGCTGATGGCGGCGAGGCCTGCGTCGGTGGCGACCAGCGTGACGCCGTGGCCGTCGCCGGTCTCGCGCCAGACGGGCTCGCCCTTGCGTATGTCGGCTTCGACCTCTTCGAGGAAGCCCTTGGTGAGCATGGCGCTGACCACCTTGGCGGCGGCACCGCCGCGCAGGCTGTCGGGCAGCGGCAAGGCAAAGCGGTCCTCGTTCTGGGCCGCGCGGGACAGGATGATCATCTGAGTGTCGGAAAGTTTGGTCATGGGGTCGTCTCCGTGTTCGGACCGCGACCGTCGCGGTCTTCTACGACCTCGAGCCGCGCAGGGCGCGCGGCCGGAGTTCGGGCGGGGGCCCGAGGTCAGATCAGCCCGAGGTCCCGCAGGAGTCCTGCGGCGTCGGGCAGCCGGTCGGTGGCGACGTCGATGGCAATGGTCATGCTGTCGGCGGTGAGGCGTGCGGGAACGTTGGCTTCCTCGCGGAGCGATGCTTCGATCTCGTCGAGAACGGCCGGGATGCGGCTGGTGTCCCAAGGCTCGTTGAGGCCGCGAATGGCGATACGGATGGTGCTGGTTTCCATGGCTTTGGCTCCTGTCACTCGGCGTGCTCACCCTCGCTGAAGGCGCTGTCGGTGATGCGCTTCAGGAGGCTGGCGTAATGCTCAAGGGTGCCGACATGGCCCCAGTTGATCTCGTCGGGGTGGGCGTTGAAATGGTCGTCGCTCAGGCTCGACAAGCGAGCGAGCATCTCGTCGATCTCGGCTCTCTTGCCGATGAAGGCGTTCAATGCCGCCTCCTTGTTGCGACGCGCCTTCTCTGCGCGCAGCTGGTGGCGGGTTGTAGTGATCGGGTTCAGGCGGGTCATCGTGGCGGCTCCGTGGTGAGTTGCATCATTTTCGTAGGATCACGTTCGCTCTGGTTCGGAGGCTTATCAACTACATAAGTACATGATATTGAATGATAATCGGAGCGCGCAATGGAGGGTTTGAGCGAGCGCCAATACGCTGCCCGCGTGGGCCTTTCGCGCGGGGCTATCCAGAAGGCCAAGGCCACGGGGCGGCTGGTGCTGCACAGCGATGGCAGCATCGACGCAGTGGCCAGCGATGCCTTGCGCGCTGAGGCGACCGACCCATCGAAGACTCGCAAGGCACCGAAGTCGAAGCTCAAATCCGTACCGGAGGCGGCGGTCTCTGCCGTTGGCGAGACGCTGCGCGAACAGGGAATGGCGGCACCGCCGGTTGGTAGCGGCACCACGTTTCTGCAGGCCAAGACGGCAAATGAAGTGCTGAAGGCGCAGGAACGCCGCCTCCGGCTACAGAAGCTGAAAGGCGAACTAATCGACCGGGCCCGCGCGCTGTCGCTGGTCTTTCGGCTTGCGCGGCAGGAGCGCGATGTCTGGGTCAACTGGCCCGCCCGTGCAGCGGCGTTGATGGCGGCCGATCTCGGCGTCGATCCCGCCGCGATGCAAAAGGTTCTGGAGAAACATGTCCGCGCCCAGCTCGACGATCTCGCCGAGGTCAAACCCGATCTCAGGTGATGCTGACGATATGGGGGATTTCGACGGTGCCACGGAGATCCTGCGTGCTTGGGGCGCGGGGCTCACACCGGATGCGGACCTGACGGTTTCGCAATGGGCGGATCAGCACAGGATGCTCTCGGGGCGCGCTTCGGCCGAACCCGGGCGGTATCGCACAGCACGCACGCCCTACATGGGCGAAATAATGGACCGGCTGTCACCGGGCGACCCGACACAGCGGATCGTCTTCATGAAGGCGGCACAGGTCGGCGCGACCGAGGCCGGGAACAACTGGATCGGCTTTGCCATCCACCAGGCGCCGGGCCCGATGCTCGCGGTGCAGCCGACGGTGGAATTGGCGAAGCGAAACTCACGCCAGCGGATCGATCCGCTGATCGACGAAAGCCCGGAGCTGCGTGAGCGCGTCAAACCGGCGCGATCGCGCGACGCCGGCAACACCATGCTGTCGAAGGAATTCGCGGGCGGCATCCTGATCATGACGGGGGCGAACTCGGCGGTTGGGCTGCGCTCGACGCCCGCGCGCTACATCTTCCTCGACGAGGTCGATGCTTATCCAGCCTCGGCCGACGAGGAAGGCGATCCGGTCACGCTGGCTGAAGCGCGATCATTGACCTTCGCCCACCGGCGCAAGGTGTTCCTGGTCTCGACCCCGACGATCCGGGGGCTGAGCCGAATCGAGCGGGAGTTCGAGGCGAGCGACCAGCGGCGGTTCTTCGTGCCGTGTCCGCATTGCGGTCAGGAACAATGGATGAAGTTCGAACGGCTGCGCTGGCAAAAGGGGCGGCCGGAGACTGCTGAATATCACTGCGAGGGCTGCGACCAGCCCATCGCAGAGCACCACAAGACGGCGATGCTGGAAGCGGGCGAATGGCGCGCGACGGCCGTTGCGGCTGATCCCGGTACCGTTGGTTATCACCTCTCGGCCCTCTATTCGCCGATCGGCTGGCTGAGCTGGGAGCGGATTGTGCGGGCCTGGGACGCGGCGCAAGGGTCGGACGAGGCGATCAAGGCGTTCCGAAACACGATCCTTGGCGAGACATGGGTCGAAACCGGCGAGGCGCCGGACTGGCAGCGCTTGGCGGACCGGCGCGAGACCTGGGACGGAGGGACTGTTCCGGAGCGCGGCTTGTTCCTGACAGCCGGGGCCGACGTTCAGAAAGATCGCATCGAGGTCGATGTCTGGGCCTGGGGCCGCGGGCTGGAGAGCTGGCTGGTCGATCACCTGGTCATTGAGGGCGGGCCCGGCGACCCGGCGTGCTGGCAGCAGCTGACCAATTTGCTTGGTCAGACCTGGGAGCATGCCTCCAGTCAGCCGATGACCTTGGCACGGCTGGCGATCGATACCGGCTACGAGACAAGTGCTGTCTATGCCTGGTCGCGACAGGTTGGCTTCGCGCAGGTGGCCCCGGTCAAAGGCGTCGAGGGCTTCAACCGCTCGAGCCCGGTCACCGGCCCGACGTATGTGGACGCGACCATCGCAGGCAAACGGCTGCGACGCGGGGCGCGACTTTGGACGATCGCCACCTCGACCTTCAAGACCGAGACCTATCGCTATTTGCGCCAGGACCGCCCGACGCGGGAGGAAATCGAGAATGGGCACCTTTGCCCGCCCGGAACCATCCACCTGCCAAACTGGGCGGACGGCGAGTGGTTGAAGCAATTCACGGCCGAACAACTGGTCACGGTGCGCACCAAGCGCGGCTTCGCCCGGCTCGAATGGCAGAAGCTGCGCGAACGCAACGAGGCGCTGGATACACGGGTCTATGCGCGGGCCGCCGCGTGGATCCTCGGGGCCGATCGCTGGCCTGAAGCGCGTTGGGCCGATCTGGAAGCCCAGCTCGGGATTCCAGGACAAGACATGGCTGAGGACGGGGCCGGAACCACCACACGCGTTTCACGGCGCGCGGGACCACAGCGGCGAACCGTGCGCTCAAGTTACATGAGGTGATGGGGCTGGAAACGCAGGGTCATGTTGGCCGGGCCGGTTCAGTGCAGGCAGCATTTCTTGAACTTCTTGCCGCTGCCGCAGGGACAGGGATCGTTGCGGCCAAGTTTATCAGGTGTCTTTGTGAGGGCCTCTGTCCAGGGGGCCACGCGCAAGGCGTTGTCAACTTTGCGGGTCTTCTGCTGGACGAGAAACTCATCTGTATAACAGTGCCATTTCGACAACTCATAGATGGCATTGGTGATCAGGGCTTTCTGGTAACGACGGTTTGCGGGGGAAACATCTTCGTTGAGGGTGGCCTCCAGATCCTCAAGGAAATGCCCGAAGTCGCAATAATCTTTCGGGATCAGGCCCTGGTCGAAATCCTCGCGCACGGCCTCGGACATGTCCTCGAGCCCGAGGGCGGCAATGGCGTCCATCCAGCCGGTCAGGACGTCGGTGGGTATCTTGGGGCATCGCTGGCGAAAGGTCCGAAAGTAATCTTCGATTGTCGGGCGTTGATCGGGGTGCAATTGCGCAATCAGAACCAGGGCGCTCATCAGGGAGCTGCGGCCAAACTCATCAGCTTTCCTGTCCTCGATCGCGTCGAACACCGGCTGCAAGTCGCCGTCGAACGTTCCAGCGATGACGCGAAAGCTTGTTTCGGTCACGGCGTCTCCCAGGAGATGGTCGATGACCATGGTTGGGCGACGAAGCATCTGAACCGATGGGCGATAGGCGCGTGGATCTTGCCATTCGCCCAGCATGTGGAAGACCGGAATAAGGGCCATCAAGTCAGCATCTTTCATCGCCGGGATACGCTGCCGTGTGAGGCGGCTGATCAGATCGACAAAGATTGGCACCATCTCCTCGCGCCTGGCACCGGCTTCGGCCATGGCAGCTTTCGGGAAAATGTCGTCGCGCGCGAGGTCGCGCATGATTTCGTTCGGGGTCATGGCTTTGGCTTCAATCCGTGGTCGTTTGGCTAAATGAAACATATTCGCAGGTCAGGTCAATTCAGATGCCGACATCGACGGAACTCCGTGCCCGCCGCGAGACCCTAGCTGTTCAGCGTTCCTCTGGCGTGGCGCGCGTCAGTTACGACGGAAAGACGGTGGACTATCGCAGTGTGGCGGAAATTGATCGGGCCATCGAGGCGCTCGACCGCGAGATCGCGACTGCAGAGGGACGACGGATCGTTCGGCAGGTGCGTGTAACGACGACGAAGGGGCTCTGATCCATGGGCCTGTTTGGTCGCTTTCGCCGTCGGGCCCCGGGCGGTCCCGCCGCTGTGTCCGCGCGTCTGGAAGGCGCTCTGGCCAGGCGGCGCTTGCGGGGCTGGCAACCGCCGCTGGAAAACATAAATTCACTGGTCGCTTCGGGTGGCCCGAGGCTCCTTGCACGCTCGCGGGAACTGGTGGTCACCAACGGCTATGCCGCCAATGCCTGCGAGGCGTTTGCGTCAAACATGGTCGGGGATGGGATCAAGCCGTCGTCGCTGATCGCGGATGCGGCGTTGCGTGACAGCGTTCAGCGGCTGTGGCTCGCTTGGACGGATGAGGCCGATGCCGACGGATTGACCGACTTCTATGGCCTGCAGGCCATGGTCGCGCGGGAGATGTTCGTCGCAGGCGAATGCTTCGTGCGTATGCGGCCACGGCGGACCGAGGATGGTCTGCTGGTGCCGATACAACTGCAGCTCCTGCAGTCAGAAATGCTGCCCTTCGAGAAGACCGAAACTGCGGCAAACGGCAATCGCATCCGCTGCGGGATTGAATTTGACGGCATCGGCCGCCGCGTTGCCTATCACTTTCGGCGTCGCCATCCGGGCGACAGCACCGATCAGGGGGCTGTGATACCGGAAACGGTCCGCGTGCCAGCCAACGACGTGCTGCACATCTATCGGCCCATTGATGCAGGCCAGATCCGTGGCTTGCCACATGTGGCACCGGCCATGGTGCGGCTGTTTCTGCTGGACCAGTACGACGACGCCGAGCTCGACCGGAAGAAGACCGCGGCGATGTTCGCGGGCTTCATCACAAAGACCGCGCCAGAAGACCCGATGATCGGGGAAGCGGAGGTGGATCTCGACGGGGCGGCCATCGCCAGCCTCGAGCCGGGCACGATGCAGGTGCTGCTGCCGGGCGAGGACGTCAAATTCTCCAGCCCTGCCGACGTGGGTGGCGGATATGAGGCATTTCAGTACCGGACACTCCTTGCTGTCTCGGCCTCGCTGGGGCTGCCGTATCACCTTGTAACCGGCGATGTACGCCAGGCGAACTATTCGAGCTTGCGGGCAGAGCTGGTCGAGTTCCGTCGCCGCATTGGCCAGCTGCAACACGGGGTGATGGCGCACCAGCTGTGTCGGCCGATCTGGTGGCGCTGGCTTGAGACGGCCGTGCTGTCGGGGGCTCTGAATATCGGCAATCCCGCTGCCGCGCGACCGGTTCAATGGATCCCGCCGCGCTGGGACTGGGTCGATCCATTGAAGGACATCCAGGCACAGGTGCTGGCCATGGAAGCGGGCATCACCTCGCGCCGCAAGGTGGTCGAGGCCACCGGCTATGACGTCGAAGAAGTCGACCGCGAAAATGCGGCAGATGCCAAACGCGATGCTGATCTGGGGCTGAGCTACCGCGCGAGCCCCGGCGAAACGCAGGGCGCGCGAGCGACGCCCGCAGCGCGGCCTGATCCTGGAGATGGCACAGGCGAAGACACAGGCGACGGATCCGCCTCCACCGATCCCGCCACCGAACAGGAGTGACAATATGACAAGCTGGTATGCGATCCGCGCCCAGGGAACGGTGGCGGAAGTGGCGATCTATGACGAAATTGGCGCCTTTGGGGTTTCGGCGAAGGGGTTCCTTGCCGAACTCGGCGCACTGCCCGACGGGACGCCGGTCGATCTGCGGCTGAATAGCCCGGGCGGGTCAGTCTTCGATGCGGTGGCGATTTACAATGCGCTGACGCGGCACGCGGGCAAGGTCACGGTCTGGATCGATGGTATTGCCGCCTCTGCCGCGTCCTATATCGCCATGGCGGGTGACGAGATCGTCATGCCGGAAAATGCGTTCCTGATGATCCACGATCCGTCGGGGTTGGCAATGGGCACGGCGGGCGACATGCGCGCAATGGCCGAAGCGCTCGACAAGATTGCGGGCAGTCTTGTCCGGGGATATGTCGCCAAATCCGGCAAGACTGATGATGAGATCGCAGCGCTGATGGCGGCCGAAACCTGGTTCGATGCAGCCGATGCTGTGGCGGCGGGCTTCGCGGACCGGCTGGCGGACCCTGTGAGGATGGCCGCGCGCTTCGACATCGGCCGGTTCCGCAACGCGCCGCCCGATCTCGTCGAGGCAGTGGAAGCCACTGGCCAGGAGGGTGTTCCGACCGAGGCGGAGGGCGTTCCGGCCGAAGGCAATCCAGAGGCGGACAGCGACGAAGCGCCTGTCGAGCCGGAAGGGCATGGTGTCACCGACGACATGCCCAGCTTTTCGGATCCGGCCCCGGCTGCGGGCGGCGCACCGCCCGATCCCGCCGCGATCCGCGCCGAGGCGATCACCCATGCCCGCACTGTCGTCGATCTTTGCCGTCTTGCAGGCCAGCCACAGATGGCTGGGCGGTTCCTCGACCAGGACGCCAGTCTCGACGATGTCCGCATGGCCCTTCTAGCTGCGAAAGCCGAGGCCGAACCCGAAATCACGGCCCATCACGCACAACCCGGCCGGACCGCGACTGCCCGTCCCTGGGGCGAGATCGTCGCCCGCACCTTCAAGCTGAAAGGATAACCACGTGACCACGCTCACCGAGACCACACATCCCGGAGGCTTCCTCGTCTGGGAAGCCTTCCGCGATTACACCCGCGAAACCGTCACCGTCGCCACAGGAACAGCGTTTGCCACGATCGATCCGGGCACCGTGCTGGGCAAGATTACTGCGTCTGGCAAATACGCGGCCCATGATCCCGCCGCCGTCGATGGCACGGAAACCGCCGTGGCGGTGCTCTGGGGCAAGGCCGACGCCGCGGGCGGCGACGTGCCAGCCGTCGCGCTGGTCCGTGGCCCCGCCATCGTCAATCGCCATGATCTCGTCTTTGCGGGTTCTCCCAGCGAGGGCGAGATCACCGCCGCCCATGCCGCGCTGCTGGCGGCCAACATTCTCGTCCGCTGATCAAACTCTCAAAGGAGGCATTCCCATGACCACCATGGATATCTTCGAAGGCGATGCCTTCACCATCATCGAACTTACCCGCGCGTTGGAAAACATCCCCTTCAAGCCCGCGATCCTGTCGGGCGCGGGTCTGTTCTCGCCGCGCGGCGTGCGCTCGCGCACCGTCGTGATCGAGAGCCGGGACGGCACGCTGTCGCTGATCCCGTTCTCTGAACGCGGCTCGGCGGCTGAGCAACAGGTCCCCGAGCGTCGCGACATGCGCGCCTTCGTCTGCCGTCAGTTCAAGAAGCAGGACGTGCTCTGGGCCTCGGAAATTCAGGGCATTCGCGACTTCGGCTCGGAAAGCGCCACCCAGCAGGTGCAAAGCGAGGTTGCCCGAAAGCTTGCCCGTTTGCGCCAGGATGCGGAGGCGACGTTCGAATATCACCTGCTGAACGGCATTCAGGGCATTGTGAAGGATCCCAAGGACAGCGCCACGGTGATCAACTACTTCACCGAGTTCGCCATCACACCCGCCACCGAGATCGACTTCGATCTGGACAATGCGACCCCGGGCTCTGGCGCGCTGCGCAAACGCTGTCAGGCGCTGATCGAAAGCGTCGAAGATAGCATGGGCGGGCTCGCGGCCGGGGCCGTGCAGGTCCGCGCCGAATGCGGCTCGGCCTTCTTCGCCGATCTCATCGCCCATAAGGAAGTGCGCGAGACCTATCTCAACACCGCCGCTGCCGCCGATCTTCGCGGCCGGGTTGCCGACGAGGTCAGCTTTGGCGGTATCAGCTTCCGCCGCTACCGAGGGGGGGCGGGCTTCGGCGTGCCAACCGACAAGGCATTCTTCTATCCCGAAGGTGTGGAGGGCCTCTTCGAGATCTATCACGCTCCGGCTGACACGTTCGAGACGGTGAACACGCTCGGCTTGCCGCTCTACGCGCGTACGATCCCCGATCGGGACCGTGACGAATGGGTCCGGCTTGAGATCGAAAGCAATCCTCTGCCGATCTGCACCCGGCCGCAGGTTCTGCGCTCAGCACGGCGGACGTAATGTCTGCCTTTGGGGCCGCCGTCGACTTGCTCTTCGCCGATCCGAACATCGGCCGAGAGGCTATTTACACCTCCGACGGCGGCGCGCCCATGCTGGTGCGCGTCGTCTCCCGGCAGGCTGATGCGATCACCGACTTCGGCGATGCCCAGCTCTGGTCGGAAACGACCCGGGTAGATCTGCGCGTCGCGGAGATCACGGCACCGCATCCAGGCGACCGCATCGAGATCGACGGCGAGGCGTTCCTCATTCAGGGCGAGCCCATCCGTGATCGCGAGCGGCTGGTCTGGACCGTCGACCTGAGGCCTGCGTGAAACTGAAACTCGACATCGATCCCGACATCGTCGCGATGATGGCGGCCGAGGTCGCGGCGGGCGAACGCGCGGTGACGGCCGCCATGCGTGAGGCCGGGACCGGACTCAAGACTGCCTGGCGCACGCAGATCACCAGCGCGGGGCTCGGGCGGCGGCTCGCCAACTCGATCCGCAACCAGAACTTCCCGAGGTCCGGCGAAAGCCTGGATGCGGCTGCGTTGGTTTGGTCCAAGGCGCCGGTGATCGTTGGCGCGCACGACACCGGCCCCCTGATCCGATCGAAGGACGGGTTTTGGCTGGCAATCCCGCTACCAGCTGCTGGCAAGTCCACACGCGGTGGCCGGATCACTCCCGGCGAGTGGGAGCGGCGGCGCGGGCTGCGCTTGCGCTTCGTCTTTAGGAGGACAGGTCCGAGCCTTCTGGTGGCAGAGGGTAGGTTGAACACCAAGGGTCAGGCCGTGGTGTCCCGATCCAAGACCGGGCGCGGCAAGGTCACCGCGCCGATCTTCCTGCTGTTGCCGCAGGTAAAGCTGCCCAAGCGGCTGGATCTCAACCGCGACGCCGAGCGGGCGTTGGACAGCGTGCCGGGGCTGATCGTGGCGAAATGGGTCGAGGGGCATGTTGGGTAGCAAATGGCGACGGTCGGTGATTCTTCGATTGGCGCAGCGCGCGAAACCATCGATGAAGTACCTGCGGACATTCGTTCTTAGTGCAGAGAAAGGCCGGTCAGAGCCCGGAGCAGCCATTCGGCAGGGACTTAGAGTGAAGTGATGCCGTTCATCCATTTGCAACATGCAAAAATGATCTCTCAGAAAGTCCAACCAAGCTTCACCGCACGTGATAATAGGCCAGTATGCTCAGAAGGAACACGACAAGAACCAGTACGGAATCAAGTCCAAATGCACCGATCTTGGGTTTGCTGCGCACGATCAGACCCGTCAGAAAAATCGCCGTGACAGCAACTCCGAAAGAAAGGGAGAGCAGCACAGTTGTCGACGCATTTTGCAGTATTGGACCACCCCTAAAGAGGATATCGGCTGGAAAAACGAGAACCAGCATAATCAAATTGCTGCCAAAGATGTTCGAAATTGCCATTGTGTAAGCGCCAATCCGAACTGCCGTAATTGTGGTCGTCAATTCCGGCAAGGACGTTGCTCCGGCCAAAAGGGTCACACCAACGAACCCCTCTCCCAGACCAGTTTGATCTGCTATTCGGGTTGCAAAAACAACAAGAAGCAAACCGAAGACTAGGATGGCTAGACAAGCAAACGCCGCTTGCAAGAAAAGCACACGGTTGCTTGTCCCTGCCAAGCCGGAGGGCGCCGGAAATGGTAGCTCCTCTGGGTCCGGCAGATCTACCGGCACCCAATCATTTTGCCCATCATAGCGTCGCAACAGAACAATGACGCCCGCGTAGATCAATGCGATGAGCGCACTTCCCAGCCCTACGCCCATGAAGACGAAAGTTTCCCCGACGCTGACGACGATGAGAGCAGTCGACAACAAGAACACCAGCAGCGTCGCCTCGAGAGCATGGTTTGCCTTGCGTGGGTAATTGGTTATGGCGCCTCTGGCCCAGAAGTCAGACATCGCCAGAACAGCGGTCTGCAGTGCAATCCCTCCGAACAGGTTGTTGAGTACCAAGTCCTGCGTTTGCCGGACAGCCGCGGCCAGCGTCGTCGCAACCTCAGGCAACGATGTCGCCAGAGACAATACGAGAAGGCCCACAAGCGACTTGGCCAACTGGAACCTATCGGCAAGGTCGTCAGCAATATAGGCAAGACGCGCGCCAGAAATCCACACGACGCTGGCACACATCACGAAGAGAACAACGGTTAAGCCGATTCCAGTCTGTGGAACTTCCATGTGCTTATTATAACCGTGCACTGATATCGTGCCACTGATCAGCGTCAAATTCCAATGCCTCGTGTGTCGCTCAGCACGCGCGACACTAGGATAGACAGGTGCAGTGGTCAGACCTCTGGGGAGTCTAAGAACCGCTTCGGTTGGAATCCGACGGAGCGCAACCATTTCAAGTTCAACCGGACGAAGGAGTTTTGGGGACCTTGGCTCACCCGAGTCGTTCGTCGCTCTAGTCGCAGCTTCATTGATCTATCGGGCAAAATACGGGCCTATTGAGGCCATCATAACAGTCGGAAAAGCGGCGCAACATTTTCTTGAACTCACTGCTAGACCGTCTATTGGAGCAACTATGCCTCGCCTGCACATAAGCCGTTACGATGTTTAGCAACTTGTGAAGAACTGTCCGTTTTGTCCCGCACCTGTAACATTCGTGCAGACTGCAGCGAACGGCCGGTACGGTGCCGCCCCGTTGAAATCTACAAGGGTGAATCAGGTCGGCATTGAAGCCAGGACCAAGTGCCTGGCCTCACCAGATAACCGGAAACGTTGAATGCCCACCCTTCGCGAAACTATTCTCACCGCGCTGCATGCGCGGCTCTCGGTGTTGCCCGCCTCCGCTCTGCGCGGCGAGGTGCTGCCCGAGCGCGTACCGACGGAGGGCCTGCTGATCCTGCGGGATGGTGAACCCGGCGACCCCGAGGTAACGCTCTCGCCGCTGCGCTACCACTACCAACACCGCGCCGAGATCGAGGCGGTCGTGCAGGTCGCCGACCGTGACGCCGCCTTCGACACGCTCTGCGCCAGCATCGGCACGGCGCTCGCTGCCGACCGCACGCTGGGCGGGCTCTGCGACTGGATCGAGGCGGAAGCGCCACGGTCGGTCGATTTGGCCGTAGAGGGCGCGGCCAGCCTGAAGGCGGCCGTTATCGCGGTCGTCCTGCACTATTCAACGGCTGACCCACTCAGCTGATCCCGACAATCCGAGGAGAACACAATGGCACGAGCCCAAGGGGCGCGGGCGCAAATGGCGCTTGCGTTCGAGACCACCTATGGAACGCCCCCCGTGGGCGGCTTCACCAAGATGCCTTTTGCGAGCACCTCGTTGGGGGCAGAGCAACCGCTGCTGAATTCGGAACTCCTTGGTTACGGCCGCGATCCCCTTGCGCCGATCAAGGATGCGGTGACGGCCGATGGAGATGTTGTCGTGCCGCTCGACGCCGAGGCCTTCGGGTTCTGGCTCAAGGCGGCCTTCGGCGCACCGACCACAACGGGCACCGGCCCGTGGCTCACGAGTTCCAATCGGGTGCGTGGACGCTGCCCAGCTTGTCCATCGAGACCGGCATGCCGGAGGTGCCACGCTATGCGATGTACTCCGGCTGCGTCGTCGACCAGATAACCTGGCAGATGCAGCGATCTGGTCTGCTGATCGCCACGGCCCGTCTGGTGGCGCAGGGCGAGACCGTGGGCACAACGACGGGCGCTGGAACGCCAACCGCTCTCGAATTGCAGCGTTTTGGCCATTTCAACGGGGCGATCACGCGGAACGGCTCGGCACTCGGAAACGTCGTTTCGGCCGACATCACCTATGCCAACAACCTGGATCGTATCGAGACCATCCGTTCGGATGGGCGGATTGACGGGGCCGACCCCTCCATCGCGGCACTGACTGGTTCCATCGAAGTGCGCTTCGCAGACCAGACGCTGGTCTCACAGGCGATCAATGGCGATCCCTGCGAGTTAGAGTTTTCCTACGCGCTGCCCTCCGGCGAGAGCTTCACCTTTACCGTGCACGCTGTCTACCTGCCGCGCCCCCGGATCGAGATTTCTGGCCCACAGGGCGTGCAGGCCACATTCGACTGGCAAGCCGCGCGCGACAGCGTTGTGGGCAGGATGTGCACCGCAACCCTGATCAACGACATCGAGGTATACTGATGCTGACACTCGACCTGACGAACCTGCCCTGCTGGCATGATCTCGCTCCTGGCGTGCGGGTGCAGCTGCGCCCGCTCACCACCGCGCTTATGGTGGCGACCCGGAGTGATCCCGCGGTCGAGGCGGTTCCGGAGGAGGCCAGCGACGAGGAGCGCGCCGTCGCCTTCGCCAAGGCGCTGGCGCGACGCGCGGTGCTCGCCTGGGAAGGCATCGGCGACACCGACGGCGCCGCAATCGACCCAAGCCCCGAGGCCATCGACGCGCTTCTCGACATATGGCCGATCTTCGAGGCCTTCCAGCTGACCTACGTCTCCAAAGGCTTGCTGCTGGAACAGGAAAAAAACGTCTCCGCGCCCTTGCCGAATGGTCCTACGGCGGGGGCGAGCAATACTGCCAAGCCTGCGAGAAAGTCTGCGAAGACTGCCCGGCGCGGCTGAATCAACCCACCTCCTTTGAAGGCTGGCAGGTCTGGGATCTTGTCGGCCGTCTTGGCGGACAACTGCGCGTGCTGCCCGGCGCTGTCGTCGGCTGGGACATGTCGGCTGCACTGGCACTGGGTGATGCCCTTGGCATCTCGCCACTGGTCATGGCTGAACTGTTGCCCGTCATCGAGGCGGTGATGGTCACCAAACTCAACGAACAGATGGATCACACCAATGGCTGAAAAGCGCGTTTCTGTCCGCCTTGCCGCGGTTGGGGGGCGGCAGGTGCGCGCCGAGCTGGAAGGTGTCGGCGAAGCCGGGGCGCGTGGCTTCGGGCGGCTCAGCCGGGAGATGGAGGCAGCAAACGCCCGGCTCGCCGGGTTCGCGCGGCGGGTGCGGGTTGCGGCAGCTGCTGCCGTCGCCGCAGCCACGGCTGCAGGCGTGGCCATGGTGCGCTCTGGGCTGCAAACGGTCGATGCTCAGGCGAAGCTCGCCCAGTCCCTCGGCACCACGGTCGCTTCGATCCAGACCCTCGAGCGTGCTGGCGAACTGGCAGGTGTCTCGATGTCCGGCATCGAACAGGCAACGAAGGACCTGGCGCGTCGTCTCAGTCAGGCGGCCGCTGGGAGTGGCCCCGCTGCTGACGCATTGGAGCGACTGGGACTATCGGCCACCGACCTTATTGCCTTGCCGCTGGATCAGCGCGTCGGCGCCATCAACGCCGCCATCGAAGAGTTTGTGCCGGTTGCCGAGCGCGCCGCTGTCGCCGGTCAGCTCTTCGGCGAAGAAGGCTCCATCGCGATGTCGCGGATCGACACGGCGACCTTGCGCCAGGCGACCGAAGACGTCCTTGCGTTCGGTGTCGTCGTCTCGGAACAGGATGCCGACCAGATCGAACGCGCCAATGATGCGATCTCGCGCCTTGGCCTCATCTGGCGCGGGCTATCGAACCAGTTGGCGGTTGCCGCAGCCCCCGCACTCGAAGCTGTTGCGAATGCCATGGCGGCGGTGGCCAGCCGCACCGGACCACTGGGCAAGGCCATCAGGGGACTTTTTGACAATATCGGCCGTCTGACCACCTACGCCGCGACTTTTGCGGCCCTGCTGGCGGGGCGCTGGGTCGCCGGAATGGTAGCTGCGGCGATTTCCGTACGCGGCCTTGCAACCGCGCTTGTCGTGATGCGTGGCGCATTGATCCGCACCGGGATCGGGGCGCTCATCGTCGGTGCTGGTGAACTGATCTACCAGTTCGGCCAGCTTGTCTCCGGAGCAGGTGGCTTCGGAAACGCCATGGCGCTGCTGGGCAACCTCGCGAGCGAGGTCTGGGAGCGGATCAAGATGGGGGCTGGCAGTTTTGCAGCCTCTGCGATGGCGGCTTTTGCGGATGTGCAGGCGGCGTCAGCCACCGCGATGCAAGGCGCGCTCGAGGGCGTTGTCGGTTTTGCAAATTCGGCCGTGAACAGTTTTGAGGGGGCCTTCGAGGCGATCAAGGCCGTCTGGGGTCTATTGCCTGCCGCCATAGGTGATCTCGCGTTTCAGGCGGCAAACAGCCTGATCGAAGGCGTCGAGGCGATGCTGAACGGCGTCGTCTCCAGGATCAACGGTTTCATCGACGGCGTGAACGCCGGTCTCGAAGCGCTCGGCGTTGAGCGACGGATCGGCCTGATTGCCGATCTCGATCTGGGGCAGCTCGAGAACCGCTTTGCGGGTGCCGCGACCCAGGCGGCCACGGCCGCGCAAGATGCTTTTGCCGGTGCATTTGCCGACAACCCGCTGGCGGTGCCGGATCTCGGACTTACAGGAGCAGCCAGTGACGCTTCCGCCTCCGCGGAGGCTTGGAGGCAAACCGCGGCCACGCTCGCAGAGGGAGCTCTGCAGCCGCTCGAAGTCCTTGAGGCCTTGCGCACGGCGATGCGTGCTGCGGGAACCGAGGCAGAGACGTCCCTCGACGGGGCAACTATGGCGGCAGATCGCTTTGATGCAGCCCTTGCCGAAGACGAGGCTGGCGGACCAGCCGCGACGCTTGATGAAACAGCGGCTGCGGCTGGTCGTGCCGGTGGGGCGCTCCAGAGCGCTGCCGATGTTGCGCGCCAGTCATGGGACGCGGCCCGGGCGGCAGTGGAACGCACGCAAGAAATCGCCCGAGGGCTGGCCGAGGACATCACTGGTCCGATCAAGGAGGCATTGAAGTCGGGCGAACTGAGCTGGCAAACCTTCGCGAGCGCAATATCCGGGATCGCGCAGAACCTGGCCAACCGTCTGATCGATACCGCCTTCAAACCGATCGAGGATGCGCTCTTCCGGGCGTTCTCTGGATCGGGCACCGGCGGGGGCGGCCTTTTTGGCTGGTTGAGCAGCGCTCTTGGCGGTCTCTTTGGGATTGGCGGCACCTTCGCACGAGGCGGTGCCTTTGGGCAGGCGGGCGAGATCACAGCCTTTGCCAGCGGTGGCGTGATCTCCCGACCTACGGTGTTTCCTTTTGCACGCGGGATCGGGCTGATGGGCGAGGCAGGCCCGGAAGCCATCCTGCCGCTGCGCCGAGGCCGCGGTGGTCGACTCGGGGTTGAGACGAGCGGCGATGGTCAGGCTACGCAATCTGCGACACGCATCGTCAACGTACTCGATCCCTCCATTGTCGGCGATTACCTCGCAACGCCCGCAGGCGAGCGGCTGATCGTAAACGTGATCCGGCGCAACCGGGGAGGCCTCGATGCTTAGGCTCTGGCCTTTCCCAGTGCGCCAGCCCGTCACTGAAGTGCTGGAATGGAACACCGACACCCTGATCACCGAGGCGGCCGAACAGCGGATTGCGCTGCGCACCGTACCGCGCTCAATCCTGACGGTCTCGCATCTCCTGAACGCCGGTGACCTCGCACGTGCCGCCGAGCTTGCCCGGGTCGGGTTGGTCGATACATGGACGGTCCCGCTCTGGCATCTTGCGCGCCTGGCGGTGGCACCGATCGATGCCGCCGAACTGACTGTGTTCGTAGATACATCCCAGGCAACGTTCGCAGCACCGGGACAGGCCGTCGTCGCAGCTGATGGCGGCGAGGCATATCTCGTCGAGGTCAGCGCGATCTTTCCCGACCGGCTCGAGCTGGCAGTTCCTGCGGGCGTGAATCTTACGCATCCGATTGTGGCCCCGGTGGGAACCGGGGTCCTGACGCGACCCGTCGAGATCGACCGTCGCCGCCAGGGGCTGGGGACGGTCACGGCGAGTTTCACGCTGCAAGACGGGACCGAACTGGTCGCGAGCAGTTATCCGACCCACGTCGGGCTCGATGTGCTGACCGATCCGGCCGTGCTCCGCCAGCCGCTGGCCGAGAGCATCGCGCAATCCGTCGAGTACATTGACAACAGCTTCGGTCCCATCGTGATCGAACCGGTTCTGACCCATGTCCAGCGTCGGTCAACGATCACCCTTGTTGACCGAGGCACGGCCCGCTGGTCGCGCCGCCGCTGGCTGCATACCATGCGTGGCCGTCAACGTGCCTTCTGGCTTCCGACCTGGGGCCGGGAACTGGTCCTGCAGGCACCTGTCACGTCTTCGGCCACCTCTGTGATTGTCGCGGCCACCGCCGAGCCCGGCGTCTGGATCGGACGGCATGTAATGTTCGATATCACCTCTGGCCCGGTGTTCCGCGAGATCACCAACGCCATCTATGACGCGCTTGGGATCCGGCTGACCATCGCCGCCCCGGGCAAGAGCATTCCCAGCACAACACCGATCCATCTGCTCACCAGGGTGCGGCTCGATACCGACCGGATCGAACTGGAGCATTTTGCGGACCGGACTGAGTTCGCGGCAAGCCTGATCGAGACCCCAGTATGACCCCTGTACCCGCATGACCTACGATCTTGCCGAAACCTCGACCGCCGAAGGGCGGCCGTATTTCCTATATCTCTTCGCCGAAGGCGATCAGGTCTGGCGCTTCACCAGCCGCACGGCAATCTGGACCTCGCTTGCAGGCGCCATCGCCGACGAGACCGAGGATTTGATCTGGAACCCTTCGGCCGTCAGCCATGGCTCCGTCGTCCAGAGCAGCGACCCAAGGCGGGTCGACCTCAGCGTCACCTTTCCGCTCTCCGATCCCTTCGCCCGTCGCTATCTCGGCCCCCGCGGCCGGGCGCTCACGACACTCACCATCTTCCGGGGGCATGAACAGGTGCCGACGGAGGTGGTTGCGCATTGGAAGGGCCGCGTTGTCTCGGCACGGGTTGAGGGGCGACGGATCACCCTGCGCTGTGAATCCCTGTTCACATCCATGCGCCGGGAGGGCGTCCGCGCCAAATACCAGCGGCTCTGTCGTCATGCGCTCTATTCCCGGGGCTGCCGCCTCGACATCGAGAGTTTTTTCGTCGGGGGCACGGCGAGCGCGCATCAGGGCCTTACGATCACCGTGCCCGAGGCCGCATTGTTGCCGAACGGCTGGTTTCGGGGTGGTGTGCTGCGCCACGCAGGTATCTTGGGTTTCATTACTGGGCATGTCGGAGATGCACTGACGCTCTCTGGCCGGATGCTCGATCTGGAGGCGGCCATTGATGATCTGGAAAGCCTGGCGCTCGTCGAGATTGCTCCCGGTTGTGATCTGCGGCGTGACACCTGCAAGGCCAAGTTCGGCAACCTGCTGAACTTTGGTGGTTTCCCCGACATTCCCGGCCGCAATCCCTTTGGCGGCACCAGCATCGTCTGACCTAGAGCGTTTCGAGTTTCACTTGAGACACACCCGTATCGCTTTTCGCGTTCGACCGAAGGGAGAGGCAGCGACAAAGCGATCCAAGTTTAACTCGAAACGCTAGAAATCTGAGAACACAACATGGTCTGGAACTTCGTCGTCCAGATCGTCGCCAGCCTCGTTCTGACGGCGATCTCCTATGCGCTTTCGCCCAAACCAAAGGTCGAAGCCCCGAAAGCCGCCGGACTTGACGATTTCGACCTGCCGACGGCCGAGGAAGGTCGTCCGATCCCCGTGATCTTCGGCACCATGCTGCTGCGTGGCCCGAACGTCGTCTGGGCCGGGGATCTCAAGGTCGATCCGATCCGCAAGAAGGGCGGCAAGAAATGAGCGAAGATCTGATCGTCACCGTTCAGGACCTGCGCGCCTCCCGGCTTTGCTTTCAGGGGGCGCGGCCGTGGTTCCGCCGTCATGGCCTCAACTGGCAGGCCTTCCTCGCAGACGGACTTTCGGCCGACGTGCTGGCCGCGACCGGCGACGCCCTGGCATTCCGTGTGATCGCGGAGGCTGAGAAGCGCTCCGCGCGCACCGCAAGCGAGACCTGAGCCATGGGTGGTCGTTCGAAGTCCCAGACCGTCGGCTATCGCTATTCGCTCGGGGCGCATCTGGCGCTCTGCCATGGGCCAGTCGATGCGATCCGCGAGATCCGGGTCGATGACCGCACCGCCTGGTCGATCGGCTCGGGCCAGAGCAGTTCCGCCGGGACCGGCGTCGGCGCGTTGGCGAGCTACGGCACCGTCACGGATATGTCCGCCACCGCCGCCGCCGTCGGCGACAGCGTCGCCGAGGTCAGGTTCCCGGGCACGCTCACGGGCATTCGGCTCGGCCAGAGCTATGACCTGCAGCTCCTGACGGACAACACAACCCGCACCGTGACGGTTCAGGCCGTGACCTATGATGCGGCCACCGGCATCACCACCTGGCTCGCCGAGCCTGCTGCCACCGCTTTCACCGCCCAGTCTGCGACGGTATCGGATGCCGCGAGCGTACCCAGCCTGAACGGCGGCGCTGCGGGCGGACGCATCCGGATCAACAAGCCCGACCTCTTCGGCGGCGAGAAGCGCGAAGGCGGCATTGTCGGCGATATCGACGTGTTGATGGGCGCGCCGAGCCAGGCGCAGAATGACTATCTCGCCGCAAATGCCGGAGCCGATGTGCCCGGCTATCGCGGGATCTGTTCGCTCGTGCTGCGGCAAGTGTTTCTCGGCCTCAATCCCTATCTCAAGCCCTGGTCGGTGCGCCTGACGCGGATCCTCAAGGCCGAGGATGGCGGCCAACAATGGTATCCCGAAAAGGCACAGATCGTACCCGAAGTCCGGATCGGTGATGCTGCGATCTACATTGCCATGGACGCTTCGGGCTCGATGTCAGGATCGCGTATGTCGGCCCAGATCGCCGCCGTCTCGCGCCTGGTCGAGGAGATCGGCGAGAACGCTCCCGACACAACAACACAGCCCAACGACGTCCAGATCGTCACCTGGAACTCGACCGTCTCCGGCACGATCCTGCGGCGCGATGCCGATGCCACGGCCTACGGTGAACTCAAGGAATGGGTCGACGCGCTCTCAAGCTCCGTGAGCGGTGGGACGGATTTTGGGGTCGCCGTCAGCCAGGCGGGGACGTTCTTCAACGGATCGGGTGGCAAACGCAGGATCCTGATCTTTGTCACCGACGGGGAACCGAGCCCGGCCTCGACCCTGCAGTCGGCGATTGCCACGCTTTCCGGCATCTCCGAGGTTGATGTCTTCGCCTTCAACATCGCGCTCTCGGACACCAGCGCCACCGCCCAAATCGACAACACGCCGGTCGATGGCGTCCCTGTGGTGCCGCCGGGCGATCCTGATGCGCTGGTGGCTTCGCTGCGTGCGGCCTTTGGGCAAGGCCCCGACATGAACCCCGCGCATATCATCCGGGAGTGCCTGACCAATGGCGACTGGGGGCTGGGGCATACGTTCTCTGACATCGGGCCCAGCTTCGCCATTGCCGCGGATGCGCTCTTCTCCGAAGGCTTTGGGCTCTCGCTCCTATGGCAACGAGTGTCGACCATCGAGGATTTCATCGCCGACGTGCTGAAGCACATCGACGCCTATCTCTATGTCGATCGTCGCTCCGGTCGTTGGGAGTTGCGCCTAATCCGCGCCAATTATGATCCCGAGACCCTACCGGTCTTCGATGAGACCAATGTCGTCGATTGGGGCGAGCTGGGGCGTCGCGAGGCCGCTGATCTCGTGAACTCGGTGACGGCGAAGTTTTCCGACGCCCGTACCGACCAGACCGGCTCGGTCAGCGTGACCGATACCGCACTCGTGCAGGATCTGGGTCAGGTGGTCAGCGCGACGGTCGATTACCCGGGCATTCGCTTCGAGTCCCTTGCCGTGCGGGTCGCAGAACGCGACCTGCGGGCTCTTTCCGCACCGATCCTGTCAGGCGAGATCACGGTCAGCCGTGTTGGTGCTGATCTCGATCCGGGCGACGTGATCGTTCTTTCAACCCCCCGGCGTGGACTTGAGGGCGTCGTCGTTCGTATTGTCGAGATCGACGATGGCGACGGGCGCGCCAATGGCGTGCGCCTCAAGATCGCCGAGGATGTCTTTGCGCTTGGCGAAACCGCCCTTGTCGGCGGCGAAAGCGGCGATCCCGGCAGCCTGATCCTGCCGCCCAAGCCGCTCACGCGCCGCTGGGTCGCCGAAGCACCATACTGGTTGCTGGTCCAGGAGCTGGGGCATGCCCAAGCAGATGCACTTCTCGAGGAAGATCCCGGTGTGGGCGCGATCGTCGCGGCCGGGGAGCGCCCCTCGGCCGATGCGCTCTCCGCACAGGTCTGGAGCGACAGCGGGGCGGGTTATACCCTCGAAGAGGCAGTTGAGTTCGTGCCGACGGCGTTGTTGGTTTCGGACGTCAGTGACGACCCGGCCGAACGGGTGCTGAACGTCGGAAGCTGGACCGGCCTGAATGACGTCACCATCGGGACGCTTGCGACAATCGGTGACGAACTGGTCCGGATCGACGGGGTGAGTGCGACGACGCTCACGGTCGGGCGCGGTTGTCTCGACACGGTCCCGCAGACCCGTCCCGCTGGCACGCCGGTGATCTGCTGGCAGCAGCTGGCGAATGCATCTGAGGCAAGTTTCGCCTCCGGAGAGACAGTGACGATCAAGATGCTGCCCGAGACCGGCTTTGGGACGCTGCCGCTCGCGCAGGCACCCGAGGACGCCGTGACACTGGCCAGTCGCGCTATCCGGCCGTTGCCACCCGGCGATCTGCGCGGCAACGGTGTGTCGGTCGTCAATCCTAACGTGCTGAACCTCGGGCCGGTCCTGCTGACCTGGTCCCATCGCGACAGGCTCACCCAGACCAGCAGCGTGTTCGACGCCTATGACGCGGGGGACATTGGACCGGAGCCGGGTGTCACCTATGCGGTCGAGATCCGCTGGGTCGATCCCGATACTGACACAACGCTTGAGCCACCCGCTGCGGTCATCGATGTGGGCACCGCTAACAGCGTCACGCTGACCAAGGAGGATGTGCCGATCTTGGCCGCACCCACAGGCACCAAGCATTTCGAGGTACGGGTACAGGCGCGGCGCACGACTGGGACAATCGCTTATGAGGCCTGGCAAGCACGGTCGATCCGACTCTTCATGCCGGACGGCATCAAGGTCGCCGAGGTCTCCGTGTGGACTGAGATCGGGGCCGACGCGCGTCTGACGGTCGCCGACACAGTGATCTTCCTTGATCGCGGTGGGGCGGTACAGCTGACCATCGCAGAGGCCGCCATCTATATTGGCTTTGGCAGTGACGCGCGCCTCACCATCCCGGACATCGCCATCTTCAACGAATGGGGCGGCCATTCCCGTCTCACGGCCGCCGAGGCCGCAGTTTACATAGAGGTAATCCCATGAGCCATATCCTGCATCTTGGACACCAGGTCACTGACCTTGCGGGCGTAGAGGGCCGCATGAGCGCTGACGTCGCCGGGTTCGACGCCGATCTCGACGTGAACTGCGTCCGGATCAACACGGGTGAGACGAGCGCAGTCCCGTTTTCCGCTTCCTGGTCCTTGCCCGCTGGGGATATCTGGTTGAGCTTTCGATACAAAGCGCCGTCGATTAACGCCCACATTATCGGCACGGATGGCACCTTCCTGGAGTTCTACGACACCGCAAATGCGCTTGTTGCGATTGTCCGAACTGAGCGGGACGATGAGAAATATCACGCCATGGCAATGGGTGACACCAATGTCGATGGAGCCTCGTCCTTCACTGCTGCCACGAACCAAGTCTATTGGGTCGATGTGAAAGTTGCGGTCAGTGCCGACATCACCATCGAGTTCTACGTCGACAGCGTTCTTCAAAGCAGTGCAACAGCAGCGAACACCGGAGGCAAGGGTCGACCCGTTCGCTGTGTCTGGAAGAACCACGGTCTTTTCGATTTCTACAACCCCGCCACCTGTTATTACGCCCATATCGCGGTGCTCGACGGCGTCTCGACCATTGGGCGGCGGTTTGCGCGGCGCACGCCCGATCTGGTCGCGACCTATGACGCTTTCTCGGGCGGGGTGGATGCCGTGAAGGACGGCGACATCGCCACGCGCGCTGCAAGTGACATTGTCGGACAACGTATGTCGTTTTCGCTGGCGGGGCCGACGGGACCGGCCGGTGCATCGACCATCGCGGGCGTGCATGTGAAACAGCTCGCCCAGCTTGGCACGGCCGGGCCAACCGGCATTGCAGGGTTTCTGCGGATTGGCGGCGTGGACTATGACGCATCTCCCGGTACGCCGTCCGCCGATATGCCGTCGCCGGTCTATTCGACATGGGACGTAAACCCCACCGACAGCACGCCCTGGACCACGGCCGTGCTGCCGACAGAGGTTGGGATCATCTCGTC